GCGCTCTGCCAACTTTCGCTCTGCCGACTTGAGCTATGCCTACTTGCGCTATGCCGACTTGCGCTCTGCCAACTTGAGCTATGCCAACTTGAGCTATGCCGACTTGCGCTCTGCCAACTTGCGCTCTGCCGACTTGCGCTCTGCCGACTTGCGCTCTGCCGACTTGAGCTATGCCGACTTGCGCTCTGCCGACTTGAGCTCTGCCGACTTGAGCTCTATTCACATAAATAACGCTGTAGGAAACGGGTCTGAAATAAAGTCACTACATATCGAAAGTGAGTTTTCAATAACCTATAACACCGACTCAATAGCATTTGGTTGTACGCAATTAAGCTTTGGTGACTGGCTTGAAATGAAAGACCACGAAAGCGATTTTTGGAAAAAGTACAGAGATATCATTCTTAAAATTGTCGAAGTATCGCCTGCTACGCCTTATGTAAAAAAAGAGGATAAGACCAATGATTAAATCAAGAGCCGAAGTAGAAGAGCTAGAGAACGATCTTAAAAACAATGGGCCTTCTATCTTCGATAACTTTGAAGAAAACTTTAGAGAGCTTGAGCCTGAATCAATGAAGCGTCCTGATGGTACTTATACTGGCAACCCTTCTTTAAAGGGATATTTAAACGGTAGTGAAACTTTTGGAGATAAGCAATAATGAAAACAATCACTGTAAATACAGAGCTTTTTTTGCATCAAAATATGAGAACCGATGAGTACATGATCTATGGATGCGACATGTCCGAGTATCAATATGTGCTTGTTAATACCCATCATGTTGATGTGGAGATGGCAATTCCTGACGGCTATGACAAAACTGGTTATAGAATTGGCCAGCTCAAAGCCGAACAACAAAGTATCGCCGGTGATGCCCAGATCAAAATGAACAACATCGAAGAACAAATCCAATCCTTATTAGCCATTGAAGATCATTCCGAGCCTACTGAGGTGGAAACATAATGAATACTGAAAGTAAATCACTACAAACAACTAACAGCAGTCCAGCAATGCTTTTACAAATGGCAGTAGAGCAGGGCGCGGACTTGGATAAATTAGAAAAGCTAATGGACCTGCAAGAGCGATGGGAGGCTTCTGAATCTCGAAAGGCTTATAGTGAGGCAATGACATTATTCCAATCCAAGCTTGAGCGTATTGCCAAAAAGCGGGAGGGGCATAACTCCAAGTATGCTGATATTGATGATATAGCACAAGCTATCCGGCCCATCCTTGACGAGTCCGGCTTGTCATATCGGTTTGAGCAAAGCCAAGGCGAAAACAGTATAACAGTTAGCTGTATTGTTACGCACAGGCTTGGACATCACGAGCAAACAAGCATCACGGCCCCAGCAGATACCTCTGGCGGCAAAAACGCAATTCAGGCAATGGCATCATCTATAACCTATTTACGCCGCTATTCCCTTACGGGTGCTTTAGGTATTACCACTGGCGCAGACGATAACGATGGTGGAAAGCCAGAGGTAACCGTGGAGGAATTGCTCGTATATAACAACCTATTAAGAGAAGAGTTCTTTAGCGTTGCCGCTGTTAAGCAGGGCTTGCTTGAAAAGGATTACTCGTCAGCCAAAGAAGCATGGGCAGAGCTTGAAGAACAAGTGCAACGCGAACTATGGAAGGCCCCAACTAAAGGCGGAATCTTTACCACTATCGAGCGCGGGCTGATGAAGACCCCTGAATGGGCGGCAGCATAATGTTAGTTAGCGAATGTTGCGGCGCAGAAGCCGGAGAGTATGAAGATGTGGGTATATGCCCTGATTGCAAAGAGCATTGTTCATGGGTTGATGATGAGGAAGAAGAGTGATGACATACACAGAAGGCTACCTTGAGGATGCAAGGCCAATAGGCAGGTCTAATGCGAGAAAAATAAATCCTGTCAATGTTGCCGACTTCAAGCAGTTAATAAAGGATCAGCCTGGATTGAATTCAACAGGTATCTGCGCTCATTTTAACTGTGATGCCTCACGATACTTTAGAGCGCTTAAGCAGTTGAGAGATAGCTACCGGCCTTTTGAGCAATCACGTTTTGGGCGCATACATTTCTACGATCCTGTTTATGCCTATGATCACAAAATACCGCTGAAGATATCGAAGCAGGTAAGCTCTACAGGGTATCGTAACAAGGCAAAGGCGCGAGAAGCAAAGCGCGAAGAGGCAGCAAAGCTAAAAGGTGAGGTTCCAGATATTAATCCTTTGTGGATGGTTCGCCCAATAGCGCAGTATTTATGGTCAATTAGCACCCATCCTCGTGGTGAGATATAGGGTGCTACCTCGCGGGTATTCGTTGTTAGAACCGCACTTTAATTGGAGAATAATGTGGAAAGAATAAAGTGTGAAGGCGTTGGTGATAATGATGGATTTTATGAGGCGGGAGTTAAAAAGATAATCCCCAGTAAAAACGCCGTTATCGTAAACCTTGAGGGTGATCAGATTATTATTACTATTGAGTGCAAAGACAGTGAAAAGCTAAAAAGGCTTGAAGATATAGCGCATCAAATAATGGTAGTAGTGTAACCCTTTAGCACTATAGAGATAGGAATAAATAATAGTGAGCAGATTAGTATTAGTCAAAGTGGGTGAGCGTGATGGACTTCCGTTATTTGCGCCTATGGACGCCGAAGATGAGAAGCTTTGCCTGACTAATACTTTAGTCGTAGATACAAAAGGTGAGCGGGCCAAGCGGACTACTTTGCAGAATAAGTCTATCCATAAATACTGCTCACTTCTGGCTGAAAGATTTAACGCCTCTGGATACGATATGATACACGTATTAGCCAAGAAAGAGGCTTCTGTGAGCTGGACAATGGCATCAGTGAAAGAAGTACTGTGGCGATCTATTCAGCTTGCAATGTATCCTGATAAGCCATCGACTACTCAGCTTGAGACGCATGAAGTCAGTAAAGTTTACGAGCAGATATCTAGACACCTGTCCGAGCATTTCAATATCGATCAAAGTTTCCCCAATAGGCATGGGGATTAGTGTTATAATTGGGCCTACCTAGCTCAAACTAGGCACACCACTTCCATCGAACAAGCTATGAGGAGCTTAGTGATGACAGATAAAGATAATACTACAAAACCCGAGCTTTCGCCTTGCCCTTTCTGTGGTGAGATTCCAGCCTATCCTGATGGCATGGGAACCCAGTTTGAAATATGGAGCGATTGCGGCATGGCTATATCATCCGTTCAAATATGTGACCTTATGACAATCGAAGAGCGCTTAGCTGACCCTTTTACCAATTATCGATACAAGCAAAAGTATATTGATAGGGCTGCTGTTGAGGCTGGGAACAATTGGAACTGCCGCGCATGAGCATTAAACCCAAACTAAAAAAATGCAAGTCTTGCGATAACCGCTTTGAAGTATGGAAAAGCACTACGCAAGTATGCTCTATAAAGTGTGCGTTAGAGTTTGCAAGGGTTAAGGCCGCAAAGAAAGAGAAGCAACAAGACCGCGAAAGAAAGAGTGCGTTTTGGTTGAATGATCTTAAAACCAGAAGACCAGCCGTTAAAAAAGCTTGCCATAAATACATCAGGATGCGCGATAAAGACGAGCCTTGTATTTGCTGCAATCAACCATTAAAGCCTGATTATCATGCCGGTCACTTTCAAGAGTCTGGAAACAACCCCAAGATCAGATACCACGAAGATAATATTCATGGCCAGAACCTGAATTGCAATTATTTCAAGGGAGGTTCTGGTGATTACGAAAAGAATCTGAGAATAAAGATTGGTGATGAAAGGGTTGATTTCCTGCTGGCCAGCACAGGCGGAACAGTTAAGCGAACCGGCCCCGAACTAAAAGAGATTGAAGTTTATTTCAATGACAAGCTTAAGCAATTGGAGTTAGAGAGATGAAGTTAATACCAGCATTCAACTGTGAGTTTAACCTGAAGAAAGGCGGCTTCCTTACCATCTTTGCAACGGATGAATTTACCCAGCGTGACGCCGTTAGAACTTTTAGAATGGTAAAGCTTCACGCCAAGTGGAAGAAGGTCAAGAAGCCTGTTAAGTGGCGTCTGGTTCCTACACTTTATTAGAGGATGCGATTATGGCATTTATAGAGCTTCAATACTGCCCTAGATGCTGTAAGGAAACAGAACATATGAACAACAAGTGTTGTGTGTGTTTGAAAAAAGATAAAGAGGGCATTCTGCTGGAGTCGTGGGGAAAGTTGACGGTTGAAGAAAAGTTAGATTATTTATTTACGCGGATTAAATAGACTATGGATACTTTATCGCACGATCTGTTAGAGCAGTTTCTTCAGGGCAATATGAAGTCAGGTGATTACACCTTGCACGATGTTTATATCTGCTACTTGGAAATAATGAATCGCGGAAAGCTTGTCCTGCTGTTTCAGATGGAAAAGAAATCCCTGGAAAAGCGATTAATAGAAATCTGCAACAGAGAGGGTAGCTGGCTTGTCAGAAAAGGCACGGGGCAGAATGCTAAATATCACAAGTGGGTATGTCACAAGAGCCACATGACCCGCAAGCAATTAATTATGAGTGTAAGAAGGGTCGCAGAGAGAGTAAAGTTATGTCTGAAGTGGTAAACCTCAATCACCATAAAGAGCGCATAGCAAAGGGCGAACAGCTAAAGAACTTAGTCACAGAGACTGACGCAGTGCAGCGGATGATAAACGACCTGTACAAGATAGAGCATTACCTAATGGCGATTGATAAACCTCCAGAATTAGTGAGGCCAATGGTAAACTTAAAGGCGAGAAAGTGTTATTTAATTAACAAGCAAACACAGTTAAAGGGGTAGGCATGACAACTATTGCATGGGATGGAAAGACTCTGGCTACGGATAGCAGAAGAGTCAGCGGTGATACTGTAGAGTGCGACAATGATCAGAAGCTCTATTTAAATGTCGGGGGCTATTTAGCTGTTGCTGAGAGCGGCTGTTGTTTTACATCAGGAAAGATTTTTGACTGGATAAAAAACAATAAAACTGGCGAATTCCCTAAGATAGAAAATAAAGATGAAAATGCGGCATCTATCGTTTGCGTTACAGATAAAGGCTCTGTTGTCGTATATAGGTACGACGGAGAAGGGATGCCCATCCACTATAATGACGCGATGGCTGACGGAAGCGGGTGGCAGATTGCTCTAGGCGCAATGGATGCTGGAGCTGGCGCCATGGAGGCGATAGAAATAGCTGTAAAGAGAGATATTAACAGCGGCGGCGGTGTTCAATCATATACGTTTAAGGGGTAGATTATGAGTGACTGGAAAGAAACATTAGCAGCAGTAGCTCCAGCATTGGCAATGGCTTTAGGTGGCCCATTAGCGGGCGCTGCGGTTGGCGTAATCGGTGATCAATTGTTAGGTAATAAGTCAGCATCGATTGAAGATATTGCTATAGCGATTAGTGGTGCAGACCCTACGCAACTATTAGCGCTCAAGAATGCAAACAAACAATTCGCTATTGATGAAAAAAAGCTCAATGTTGAGGATCGCAAAAACGCTAGAAAGTTTTCTATGGATACTTCGATACTGCCGCAAGTTATTTTAAGTATTGTCTACACTGTCGGCTATTTTTCTCTCATGTACGGATTGTTTAAGGGTACGCTAACCATTCCCGATAACATACATGATCTTGCAGTATCGCTTATAGGAATAATGACTCTTGCACAGGGCCAGATATTAAACTTTTGGTTTGGTTCGTCATCAGGAAGCAAACAGAAAACAAATAAGCTTAAGTGATTTATTGGTACATAGCATTAGGATTTTTAACGGCAGTAATACTTTTAATCTGGATAGCTAAGGGGTGCGAAAGATGGATACGGAAATGATACCGCATTATATATTTACAGGCTTTGTACTAACATGTTTGCCATTCTTGCTGTTATGGCTTTCATTCGGAAATCAATTTATAACTGTTATGGGGTGGTAGAATGAGTCGCACAATAAAGTTTAGAGCTTGGAATCCAGTTGATATGGAAATGCTTTCAGATCCTAATGTTTATGATGCTGTCGGTATTAATGATAATTTTGAAAACTTTGAATCTGACGGTTATTCCATGATGCAATACACCGGATTAAATGATAAGAATGGTGTAGAGATTTATGAGGGGGATATTTTACAGCCTAGCGCTTATATTAAATCAAGTTTCAACCTGTCTGAGATTGTCTTTAAGGATGGAATTTTCCGGCTAAGCGGCAAAGGCAAGCATCAAACATTGATTGGCTCGCTAAGGGCGTCTAGAACTGCCGGTAATGACTATATTGTAATCGGCAACATATACGAAAACCCTGAACTATTGGAGAAAGAGAAATGAAAGCAGAAGACGTTAAATACATCGTAGTACATTGCTCGGACTCACCGCAAGGCAGGGGCGACAATGCAGAAACTATCCATCTCTGGCATATTCAAAAGGGATGGGACGGAATAGGATATCATCGGGTAATACTTGAGGATGGCACTGTTGAGAATGGGCGCCCACTGTACTGGGTAGGCTCTCACGCCAGAGGCAATAACTCGAAGTCTGTAGGCGTTTGCTTGATTGGTGATGGCATTTATACACCGCAGCAATGGCACGCGCTAAGGGAGCTTATATTCAAGCTGCTTACAAGATTTCCAGGGGCGGCTGTTGTTGGCCATAACGATCTTGATAGCGGTAAAACCTGTCCTAAGTTTGATGTTAAAGCTTGGTGGGCAGATTAATTATTGGTGGCTTAGGCTATAGGGGTAGATTATGTATTTAGTAATAGAGAAAGATTATTCAGTTAGTTATTCGGAAATTGAAACAGGCCATCTGCGCTCAAGATGCAGGCGTGGGGAAATCAGCCTGATTGATATTAAACGAATGAGAGGTATGAATTTGCCTGAAAACCAAGAAGAGCTTGGAGAGTTTAGCGATCTGAATAAGTACGAGAGGCCAGACGATTAACCTTTTAGCGCCTTCGGGTATAACTACTTATAACTACTGGAGATAGAGAATGAATAAAGTATTTTTAGGTGGAACGTGTGCTGAATCTACATGGCGCAATAAATTAATAAATTTTTTGGATGTGGACTATTTTAATCCTGTGGTTGATGATTGGACATCCGATTGTCAGGCCCGAGAAGAGTCAGAAAAATCGGTTGATTGCAATATTCATCTGTACGTTATAACCGCAGCTATGACTGGTGTTTTCAGTATTGCCGAAGTTATCGAATCCGCTCACATGGATGGCAAGACCACTATACTCCACGTAATCCCAGAAGGCTTTAGCAGGGCGCAAATAAAATCACTGGATGCCGTGGTAAATATGGTCATAAAACATGGCGGCATCGCATATACAGACCCCGACTTGCGCAGATCGGCCAGAGTTATAAATCACTGCTTCTCAACCAAATCATAAACCCCTAATGACTATATAGACTGTAATAACAGATAAGGTGAAAAGGTATGTTCAAATCCAGAAGAAAGAAGCAGTTAGAAAAAATGAAAGATTACGCCAATGACTGGGATACAGAGCGTCATGGTTATGTTTTGGTGATGGCTGACGGAAGGCTGATACCAACCAACAGCAAGGGATCTACTATAACTGTCGGAGGATTTCGATTAAACAAAAAAGAGTTTTTTGATCTCGTTACCTTGATCCAGTGCCCTGCATGAACAGCCCTTGGCAGATTAGGAGAAAGCAGCCGTACACAGAAATAGGACTAAAGCGGCTTAAGTGTATCCGCTGCGGCGAGCCTCCTTATGGGCAGTGGCAAATATGCTCTGAAGGAAATAATTACCGGCCACTATGTACGGGCTGTGATATTAAGCTCAATCGAATGGTGCTGAAATTTATGAAACATCCACACGCCGAACAATTGGCGGCTGAATATAAATCAGATGTGGAATAACAGATAAGGTGAAAAGTATGACAGACAATATTGAAGAGTTGGGAGCGCATGAGCCTTCAGTTGAAAGCGTAATCTCTCGACTAGACAGGTATCAAGGAAAGATCAAAAGCATAACCGCCATAGTGACGTGGGAGGATGATACTTCTGATGTCTATTCTGACACAAAGCCAATTACTGACTTAAGCTTTGAGTGCTTTCTGCTTCAGAGTTATATTCTCGATAGTATAAATGGCGATTAACTTCCACCAGCAGCCACGATGGACACGCACAGCACGATTACACAAGAGGATAGAAAGATCTAAAGGAAAGTATAAGTGTGTTCACTGCCCTGCTACAGAGCGTCTGGAGAGTGGTCATATAGTCCCGCAGTCACGATCAAGGCGATTAAGGTTTAAATTGTGGAATTTGCAGCTGGAATGCAACGAATGTAATCCATCAGGGAATAGAATATTGTTTAATTGGGCTACTACTAAAGTATTAGGCAGAGCGTTTTTAACAGAGTTATTGATTAAAATTATGATTATTGAGGTGGTTTATTATGGTTACTGGATTTATTGATTGGGTTATTCAAAACGGCAATGTAGTCGATTTAATCCTATTGCTTATGGGGCTTCCTGTTGCGTGGCAGGCCATGAATAACCGCAAAGTTAATAAGCTGAACACCCATCGATTCCATCAACTCGACAAAATAGCCTTAGTCCATAGCTGGATAATCAGCCTCAAACTCGGCGTCAAAACCGTCAAACAGCACAGAAACGGGGATTATGAGATTGTAAACCCCATCGATGTTATTGATGATTAAAATATTTATATACGCAGTGGATATTATCCTTATCGCCTTATTGGCCAGATATGCCTATCTCGATATTAATTACAACCACTCAATAATCAGCGATCAGATTAAGTCCGATATTATTGAAGCCTATCACGCACTTAATTAGAGATGTTTAATTAGTAGCCTCAACGCTTAGAGTAGCCCAATGTGTCCCGGCTTTCATCAGTAGAATTGTGTCGTAAAGGGTATCAAGTGTGACGCTGGTTCCGCCGGGTAGTTGAAAGCCGTTAAGACTTGCGCTTGAGGTCGCTATGTCCCGCAAAGTAATCGTCCTGGCTGCACTCTCGATCGTAATAGCCACTATATCCCCGTCATTGAATACAATATTTTCATCAGGTGAAAGGGTATCTAAGTTACCGGATGACCCTATATCGAGGTTTAGGAAGGTTGTACCGTGACGCTTGAGGTGCACCAGTACATCAGCCGTTGCAATGGTAAAGGTTTCCTGTTGAAATTCTGAATAGCGGAACTGGTTATAGCCCACGTTCGAGTAACTATACCCAACAGTTTCAGGATGGGTGTTGTTCATTATCTCAGAAGTACCACCCCAATCAGCTTCAGGATAGGTCGTTGTATCCGTCACACCGCCATTGGCAAACATTCTTGCGGTTTTTGCGGTAGTGCCTGGGCGAGCAATACGCCATGCATTATCCTTCACCGTGAGAGTAGGGCAGTTAGTGGTGGCTACCACGAACGATACAGTCGAGTTAACACCGTTGTATCTAAAATCTCCATCCATTGTATTGCCGATAATATTCACACCGGCACTGTATTCAGAAAGGTCAACAATAAACCTTCCCATATTACTGTGAGCGTTATTGGTGTAATTAATAAACCGCTGAAATCCGTTAACAGGATCATCAACATTAGTGTTTAACCCCTGGTAACAGCCGCTTATCTGGTTATCGCTTATATCCGATAGTACGTTATCCCAGACTAAATCTCGGGTAGGCGAACTCACGATATGTACAGCCGCCCAGAACCCTCTAAATGTATTGCCGTGAACGTCAGCCCGTCTTGGCCCTCCGTAGTTTAATGAGACTCCATAAGTCTGATCAGCCCCGGCTAAGCCGTCGGCATCAATCCACTCCTTATTGGCGTAGATGCTATTACCACGAACAACAGGCTCATAACCTCTAACTACAATGCCATCAGCCCAACAATCAGTAATATAATTGCCTAACCATTGTTCTCGATACGATCCTGGGTGTGAAGTCAATCCCTCAAAACATCCCTCAAATCGACTCTCTTTACAATAAGGCGCAATATTACACACAGGAATTGTACTGCCGTAAGAAAAGTCTACTGATTGAGCCGCGTAACTGTCTTTGATCCGATAGAACCCGCAATTATGTGAGCCGATAATCTTAAACCGGTTTAAATTACCGTGGTGCGTACCCTGAACCCAATCTAATTCAGGATCATTGGTGTTCATTAAATTACGACCCTCGCAATTATAGGAAGTATCGAATCTAAAGCTTTCACCAAACACAGCCCCGCGCACCACTTCGACGTTATCAATAACAACATCTAACCCGTAAGTAACTTGAAAGGGTTTACCTGTATCGGTTTTGAGTATCTTGCCGCCCGTCCATCTCATTGTGGTAGGAGTAACAACCTGGCACGTTGATTGCGTTCTTCCCGTCTCTGTCTCGCCCGCCGCGTTAATCTCATAACCATCGAAACTTAATTCTCTGGAGATACGATAAGAACCACCCCCCAAGACTTCGGCGATATAAAAGAACTCGGCAAAATAGGCAAAAGGAAGGGATGCGGTGCCATCACCTAAAAAGAACGACCCGGCATCGACTCGACTCAATGAGTTTTTAACACTGATTAAGTGGATTAAATCACCCGCTGAGAAGTTAGAGGACGCATTAACGGCAATAGTGGTATCACCCATATTAGCCACAGACGTTAGCTCAAAAGCCGTGGCTACTGTACCTATGGACTCAAAAACCCCCGTAGCTGAACCTGTACCGGTGAAGACAACACCCTCATCGCAGACCACGTTGGCAGTAGCGGGAATAGTTATAGTGCTTGCGCTCGACAAGTCGTAGTCGGTGTTAATGGATAGCTGAACACCTAGAGTAGCCGTGGTATTCAGCGCAACCTGTAAAGCAGCAGAATCATTACCTGCTTGAGCAGCCCAATAGATATCACCAGGAAATAAACCTTTGGCTTGTAGTCCGTTATCTAAATCAATAAAGAGGAAATTATCATCTGCTCCAGTACCGCCCGCCACTATTTCATACTGGTTATCACCTCCGTCACCGTTAGATTGATGGCCAACAGTATTAACAAAATCCCCCACAATTAAAACCGTATTAGCAACCATTCCAGCAACAATGACGCCCCCAACCTGGTTAGGTAATAGCTGCAGGAAATCAACATCATCAGCTAATTGAATAGCATTGACGGTATCATTAGCGTCTGCTTCTGCCTCAGTTGGGAAGATATATAAGTCATAAGCCTCATCAATATACGGGATGAAGGTCACGTTACCGGCTGTCTTGATCAATCCTAAAGGTGGCGTGGGGCCTGCTGATATTTCAGCTTTAGCCACGGTTGGTGAGCCTGACGAATCAATAGCCATTGCTAAAGGCGTGGTTGTACCCTGCTCATAAGCTTTAAGCCACCAATTTGGGTACTCTTCCATGAAGTCGGATATAAACTGGATTGGTGCGAGGGCCATATTAGACTCCGGTTATGTTATAATCTGCGTGTGCGGCTAGGAGGCATCTGAACCCGGTTTTATCAACCGTTGCCGCATAAATCAATGATACCTTTTATAGGGTCTAAAAATGAAATCTCGCCTAATACTACCACCTCAGCAACTCCTTCATAACCTTTTCAGTTATTGCGAAGATAATACCGCCCAACCCCTTGCTTATAAAATAAAGCCGTCTAAAAACATTGCTATTGGTAGGGCTGCTGGTAGTTATAGTAAAGGCATCGGCTACTACCAGATAACAATCCTTAAGACCAATTATTTTCTTCATCGCGTTATTTTTCAATATCACAACGGATGGTGCCCCGACTACATAGACCATAAAGACTGCGATCCAAGTAATAACATTATTGCAAATCTTAGGGAGTCCACTTGCGCTCAAAATTTGCATTCATCACCTCATCAATCGAATAATACAACAGGATATAAAGGTGTGAGCTGGTTCAAAAAGAATAAAAGGTATGTTGCTGGCATTAAATTTAACGGCAGGCGTATTCATCTTGGATATTTTGATTGCCCTGAAGAGGCTCACGAAGCATACAAAGCTAAGGCTGTAGAGCTTTATGGCGAATATGCTCACTGGTAGTTTTCTGGTTAATAACATAATTATTCCTCGCCTGTCGTTGCGCCTGGGGCTGTCGAGCCTAATGCCCTGCCTACAATACGCCTTCCCTCCGCCATCTCCGCGGCCTCTCTGATCAACTTATTCGAGCTGTCAATCATGTTGGATAAGTCAATAGTGGGGTCTGATAATAATTCTGATAATTGGCTGGCGCTCTGATTTTTTCTTGGGATTGTATTTAAGTAAGCTCTAGTTATTTTCTTACCATCAGTGCCTGCTCTTGTCATGCTTTCAACAAACTTTGCCTTATTGGCCGTTAGTGTCTTGGCTATCTGCTTGGAAATAGTACCCACTATAGGAACAACGATAGCGCCCGTACTCCCTCCGATAGCCGTGCCTAATCCACCACCAGCAACAATAGAGGCGAATACGTTGGGTGATCGGTCAATTGACAGGCCGACCTTACCTACAAGCCTTGTCATATTTTGGGAAAAATCACCCTTAATTACATCGCGCATCAGTGCCTTTTCTTCGGCAGGAATGAATTTTGATAATTTCTTATTTCTCAGAATCCGGTTAAATTCGTTTCGAATCCCCGCCTCTGCGCCCGCCGCTACATCCTGACCGCGAGTAATGGCTTCTTGAATCACTTCTGCTCGTCTAGCTCTGCCCCATAAAGTCCGTGCAGCCTTGTACTTTCCGGCCACTTCTGAGGCAGGTATATCGCCTTTAGTTAATGCGCTTGGTCGTACTTGATCCAAAAACCCATCAATTTCGTTAATCATCTGGACGCCTAAAGACGCCTCTGTTGGGTCAATGTTTTTAGCTACGTTTTGAGATATTTTTCTTAAAGTGTCAATTTCTGTCAGTGTGGGCGCAGTACCAACGACATCATCTAGGGCTGCAATAGCGCCCGCGGCTTTTGGCGTCACTCTCGCATCAAGACCCTGCTTTCTTGTCTCCCGCTTAATTCTTCGCACCATCCCCTTAAAGTCTTTCGACTTCATCCTGATCCCAGAATTATCAAGATCGTTATAAATGGTTCGCGCTGTGTTTTTAATCGTTTCGGCATCTGGCGCAGCTTCGCGAAGAGCCTTGTCTACCGCTCTCTTGGATGGCTGTGTGCGCTTGGTTGACTTTGCCAATTTGCCGCCAACACCAAGACCTAATGCTTCAAGTAAGGCCGTGGGCACGGTAGTCGCCGCGGCTGCTGCTGCTGGGCTTCCAGTCGCTTCAAATGCCGCCTCACCTAGTGCCGTTTCAGCGCCCTGCAAAGCCTCGCCTATTGGCTGCAATGCCTCGCCTGTAGCCTGTAATGCCTGCTGTCCCGCCTCCGTTCTTGGTTCAAAGGTTAATCGCTCTCTGACACCCGAAACAACTTCAGCAGCCGCGGCAGGGTCTTGGGTTAATAGTCCGGTAGCTAGTCCAGCAATACCCGCGGCAGGCTCGGCAATAGCGCCAGACGCAATCGTTGCGGCAGTTTCTATCCCGCCAACAATTCTCTCGCCTATCCCCGCTTGTCGAACATCATCAACAGCAGGAGTAGGACTAGTGGTAGCATTTCCATCTTGGACCCCTAATAGTCGCTTTACCGTGGATTGAACAACAGTAGGGTCTGTTCCGTCTGGAAACTCAAGAAAACGACCGTCTGCTAACTGCGCCTGAATGGTCATTGAATAATATTACCCTGTGCATCAAATCGGATTACTTGAGGCTGTGTTGCTGTTGTGTCCTGTGTAGATGTCTGCTGTAACTGCAGCTCTTTGGTTTCTATATCTCTTTGTTTCTGCTCAAGAAATGCATCTAATGTAGCCATCTTCTGCTCAGCAGGAGCGCTCTTATCGCCCATTGTTTGCCTTAAAGACTCGCCCTCTTGAACGGTAAATGCCGCGCCAAAAGTAGGTTTTAATAGGGGCAATACTTGGTTGTTGACCATGGCGCCAAATTTGGCACTTGCAGTGGCCCCTTTAGTTGATCCAAAGCCAAGCTCCCTAACAGCTGTATCGAAAACCTTGCCACCGAACGTGCTTGTAGCTATGGGCGCTAATTCTCTCAGCTTATTGACAACATCAGTTAATCCAGGGAGTGCAGCTTTCATTCTTGCTAGATCGGTTAATACCTCGCCTGTTTCAGCCGCTGCTTTCTCTGCTAGTTTAACTTTTGACCTTATAAATGATTCTGTCTTGGCGATTAGTGGCGCAGATTTTGCTTTAGCTTTAGATGCGCCGGTTATTTTAGCACCTGCAACGTCCCCAGCCTCTTTTACAGCCCGGGTAGACTCCTCCTCTGCGGTCTCTCCGATGGTTGAAAGAAAGCTACCCTCAACCGCCACATCTTCGCGCTTAAATGTGCCATCACGCTGCTGCACTATTCCAGACAGAAAGTTTTTAGATACTAATTCACCGGTTACCGGGTCGGGTACTTGCCTACTTATCCTTTGAGGCGTTCCTATAAATTTAGTTCTCTGTGCCGCTGACGGAGCCTTCAATATCCCCTGCTGCTGAGCAACACCAATCACCTCGTTAACTTGAGTTAATAATTGCTGCGGATTAGTCGCTAATAGCCCAATAGCCTCGTCTGTCTGCGCGGTGTTCTTACCTTCAGCCACAAGCTTAGCTCTGCGGGCCTGCAGCTGCCGATTAACACCGGCAAAGTTGCCTGACTGTAGTCCTGGAAGTATTTCAGCCGCACCAAAGGCTACCGATTGAAAACGGTTTATTTGCTCTTGCCGTGTTTGTCCTGCCTCTGCCGTACCTACCTGGGCTTGCAGCAATCTATTCTGTAAAGGGGCTTGCTCTCTTTGTTGCCGTAATTCCTGAAAGCCTTGAGCGTTAAGGAGGGCATTATTAAACACCTGACCTATATCTCTAGGGCCACTTACAGCCAAGGGCAGTCTTGTGTCAATAGCCATTATAATGCCTCATAATTAACGCGGTAGAACCCATCGGGATTGATAACAGCAGAAGGCTTTATAAGTAGAACCTCTTGAGCCATAACGCCCATATCACTACCGAATAGGCCAAACAATTCACCGGCCAATTCATTCCAATCCCACGACCACCAATTAAACTCGCCGAACTTGCCCGTTATTTTCTTGTTAGTTTTCAATCGCTCATCAGATAGGAATATTGCGCCAGCGGTCAACGCAGTGCTAGAAAGATTCTGCTGAGCGGCTTGTTGAGCATTCTGCCCAGCGATAAGGGCGGCAGCATTAGTAGCGCCGATATCAGTCGTAAGATTACCAATACTGGCCTCTTGGCCTGTTGCTATATTCGCTTGAGAAGTCGCTACATCACCGCCAAAGTTTAATAGATTAGTAATATTCCTGTCTTGGGTAGCTAATAGCGGAGCAGACGACAATAAAACATTGTTGGATAATTGCTGTAGGGTATCGCCAAAGCTCAATCGCTTATTGGCTGATGCGGATTGCAATGTTCGCTGATTGGCGTTTTCCAATGATAGATTAAACAAAGGATTATTCTGCAAGAAATCGAATCGCTGTTCAGGGTCAGTCAGAAAGCTAGACCCTTCTATACCTCTTTCAGCAGCCCCCGCGAATGGCTCAAAGAATCCTTGCGCCTGCAGTGTTGCTGCTCTACTTCCGGCAATAGCCTCCTCACCAGCTGCAGTCTGAATCCCAGCGGCTTCCAATGCGGCTCTTTCGGCTTCGTCAGCAGCAGTAAACCCAAAAAGGTCAAGAGGGTCAGAGCCTGTAATAAGTGCGTCTGTTAGGCTGAAGTCCCCGCTAAAGGGGTTTAAGTTACTCAGGTCACTCATACAATATCCCCTAAAGCCATGCCAAGATTTAACCGATCGATCAATTTGCCGTTTTTCATCATGGATAGCCTATCTATACCTTCATCTTTAAACCCTAGCGAGTGCGCAAACCGTATTACATCTTTATGAATAACGGGTATTTTCGTATTCACTTTATGGATATGAGGCTTTGCAACCCCTTTAATCCATCGCAGCACTTCAATCCCGATAGATTTTGTATGCCTTCCCCGGTTACTTTTGGGTATATAAATGTGCACATTAACCACACTAGTCGACTCACCTCTTACTGATGCCAGCCCCATAGGCACATCGTAATAATAACATATTAGCCAAACACACTGCGCCTTATCAATAACCGACTCGTCGGTGTAATCATCAGCGCACCGCTCCCACATTTCAGGGTCGAGCATGACCGACTTAATATAATCCATATCCCTGCAGACGTGAACAGAATATTTCTCTGGCTCAATGGCCTTTGCTGTGTTCACTGCTCTCGACCTGTTATATAGAAGTTTAAGCCATCGGAGGCGCTATTTTCTACCTGTATTTTTGACCCTGATGGAACTGTGTGCCCCACAATCGCCGAGCCTGGACTGAATTTGTCCCTCCCGACTATTGTAAACGGAATAATGGCACAATCGGCCGTTCCGCCTGTAATGTACGCCTTATACGATACGCCACTCGTTAAGCAATTACTCGCTGTAAACGCGGTTATAATGGTGCCCTGACCATCCGATGGAGCTGTATAGACCGTCGTTGGCGTATTCACGGGAGTTACTGTTCTATCTGTTAATACCCGGTCGGTCATTAGCTAACACCTATATCAGAGGTCAAGGCATCGCAAATAAAATCAACGGTGCCGTCAACATTTCTCACAAAGGAAGTAAATTTCTCACCCTGGGCCGCTTCTGTGGGTATTCTCAGGCTTGTCGATGAGGCTCTATTAGTAAAATCATGGGGTACTGAGCCGTTAATTTTTACAAACCCGTCACCCACACCCGAGTCGCAAAATAAAGCAAACTCATACAGCTGCACCGCCGCCCCTGACTTCTGTCCTGCTATGTTTGCGTTATAGGTTAATGAAACCGTTGCGCCTGCTAAATATTCTTGCTCGTTGTCAGCACTTCCATTAAACCGTTCAATAGTAGGGCAGTCTGTTGTTGAACCTGCAATCTTAACCCATCCACTTTCAAAATTACCGGTAGCATCGTTAGCCACGAAAGGTCTCTCAATGTCGTAATCATTGGCTGTTGTTGCCGAAGTGGTAAATAATCCGTTATAGGACGTTGTACCAAATTGAGCCACCGGCTCACCGTTGCCCATGCCATGCCCTGCGCTGGTGACCGTTGTGTGAGTGCCTGGGTTAGCTGCAGAGTCAGCCATTGCTGTTATCGCGCCGTTATGATCACCCTGAAAGCCTATTGTAGTGGTAGCCTGAGAATCTAAAGTAAAGCACCCCAACACAATAGAGCTGGCAACCTCCGTACTTACTGCAGGAGTGCTGCCAAAACAACCCACAAAAACCAAAGAAATATCTTTCTTAGTCGCGTTTAATAAAGCCGTCCCGCCTATGATGGGCACAAAAGAAGTCGTAGAAAAATCACCTCGAAGCCCAATGTTTGTTGCGCTATCTGCATCGGTGGCAAAACAGGCATTACCCGATCCGCGAGTAAACATATTCGAGTCATCAATTGTTAGCGAGCTAACAGTATTAGCCCCTTGTATATCAAAAGCATGGCCATTACCGGAAGCCGCCGTACCTGCTGTGTTGCCTGCTATCCTTGAGCCTGTCGCCCGTATAGCGCCAACTGTTGATCCTGTGAATTCAATTCCTTTTGCGCCTGCCGAACTAACAAGGCCGTCACTTATACCTATGCCCTGAATGGCTTGATTGCATCGAATCCCAATGCCGACAGATTCAATAATCGGGGACGCGAGAAGCAAGGAGCCGGACATTGGTCCTTGTATATCCAGTCCAATACCGGTCACATCAGCGGGGTTAAATAGCGCCATCACTGTTCTTGGATTTGTGCCTGTCATGACACAGCCATTCGTTACACCTGAAGTGAAGGTCCATCCCCTAAGCCCAAACCCTCCAGCACCGTCAAGCTCCAGCCCGTTACCCGCCGCTGAAGTAAATAGGTTTTGTGTGAATAAAACTGAGTTAGGAGCCGCCCTGACCGCGGCGCCCGTGCCTGTGTTGTTAATTTTAAACCCTCCCATGCCAAAAAGTGAGGATGAGCCCGCGCCACTTATAACTGTTATTGTGGCTAAACTCGAATTGGTGGTAACGCTGGATAGAGAGGACGTTGTACCAATAAGCACGGTGCCAGCCTGGACGGTCAGCGTATCTGTGATTAAGTCAATAATACCCATGACATAAGCGCCGACATTTAAAGTAATTGCCGAGCCTACTTTTGTACTGTTGGCCTCTAAAGTCGTTTTATCAGGAATAGGAGTGGCAGCATTGTATATCTCGTTAATATTATTATTGATCTTATCAAAGCCGTCGCGTAATTCGTCACCTGTTCCGTCATCATCGGTCGTGCCTATGTTTACAAGCTGCTTAGTCATTATCCTGTCTCGGTTCTATCGCACGTTATTTTAGTTGAGTCACAGCTAAACCCTGTTTCATCGCATGTAAACGGATCACCCGTGCCTAATCGTAATTCAATGTCAATAATCCTTGCGGCTACATTGGGGCTGAATTCATTGGCCGATACAACCAGGTCGTCGCCACCCCCACTCCTAAGCCATAGCTTAAAGAAATCCTCCATTAATTGCGTGAAGAAAACCCGCATAGGCTTGGTTTTTAGTAGCTCTTCAGGGATTTTGTTCTGTAATGGTGGATTGACTTTTATCCCCATTAGAACCCCGCCAGCCTTGCTTCAATAGACGCTGCCTGTAGTGAATAATACACGGGGTCGGAAGTGACAATGCGAGGAATCAAATCATAAAATGATTCTACGTTATCCCACTTCACCTTAATGTTCGTCTTCCCCATCCTTCCTACGGGTATAAAATTACCTTGCTTGTAAGATTCTCCACCGTCCACAGAGTACTCCATAATAATCTTCGGGTTCTCACCCTGACCTGTAATTAAGCCCACGCCTTTTTTCATGATTAATTCAAAGCTGGACATCTCTATCCGCTTACCTGGCTTTCTAACCAACCCCCCATGAATAGACGACAGCGTTCTCACCCTCTGGATGGTCTGCCCGTTATTAGAAAATGCATTTATATCAAGTATGTATAAATTTCCGTTCGTTTCATCAGCAATTAAATGCTTATTATAAACCTTCATATGTGAGGTCGCGTTATACTTACCTCTACTGGTATCTGCCGATAGATTAAACCAGCCGTCAATCCCTAGCGCCTCACTTAAACACCAAGTCTTATTTTCAGTGGGAAAGGACAGTAAATAGAAGTTCTGCCCTTCAATTTTAAACGTATACCCTACCGCATCTGAGGTTACTCCATAATTCTCCATGGCATGAGCAACAGGGATGCTTGAGATAGATTGAGCATTTCCGGCAATCGCACGATAGACACTTTTATCATCACCTAGCCAATAGATAAACTCGTCAGTATTCGCGACAGAATGCAACGCATCTAATCCAACCTTTTCAATTACCCTGCCTGTTCTTGGATCAAGAGGAGGCTGCAAGTCGCCGTTATTCCAGTAAGTGGGCGTTGTCTTTTCGGTGAACATATAAATAATATCTTCGAATGCATAGGCATAAATCAACTTACCCGGATCATCTTCTACGGCGCCAGCGTTTAATCCGTTTGCTGATGTACCATCACCGACGCTGGATACAACAAAGTCCACGCCTGACTCGATATCCACATTGGTATAAATAAATTTGTTGTTTAGAAAAGTAACCGCTGTTGACCCGACAATATTCACATCGGTAACAGTGGTTAACACTTTAGTCGATTGCGTGTATTGCTGAACCACCCCGGCAGAACAAATAATAAGATTTCTGCCGTCATCAGCAAACGTACACCGCGCAGAGCCTGGAATGGTTCCACGTGAAACATGGTTACCATTAGACTCAACTTCAAACAACGTACTTCCAGCAACGCGATAGCCTATATTTTTCATCTCCCATGATCCGCGATCGGCACCTGTTGTAGAGCCAAACAAACTCTGGCCAGGGAAGGATTGAAGTGTAAACTCAGACTTCCCTCCTCGCATTAATTCAGGATAGAAATTCTGCGTGAATTGAGAAGACTCGGATAAATCCCTGTGCTCTGCAGAGGGTCCGGCGATGTTGAGGGGGAGGGTTTTGAAGGGCATTAACCAAGCCTCATTACCGGACTTTGGCCGTATTTACCCGCGTTGTATTTCTTATTGGCACCCTTAATAGCTTCGATGAACAGCGTGTGGTATGTGGCTGTCTGCTCCTTATCAACCGCCCATACAAATGCCTGCTTAAGTGCGCCAAATAGATAAACATTAGGCTCAAGGGTTAATACTGGATTGGTCTGATTGCCTAAGGATAAAGGCGTGAACTCTGCCAGATATTGAAACTCAATAACATAAGCCTCATCAGGAATAGTATCGAGCTCTATCTGATCAGTAACCGTAAAGAACCGAGGGCGCCCCGGTCCATCACTAGATACTAACTGCTCTGGCGTCCGGTAGGTCAAAGGAAGAAATCCGGTTACCGTATCAATACGCAAGCGGCGCATCTCTATAAACCCAGCGGGGAGCGCCAGGAATCGTGAAGAAATGGATGCCGTATCAGTTACCCTTGTCTCCCCGCTTCTGAACTTCAGCCGCTTGGTGGAATTGGAGAACATTTCAACTTCAGCAAGATTGATAAAGGTATCGACCTTTAAATCGATATCATCTCTATGACTAAAATCAATTATCTCAAGCTTCAGGTTGTTAAAGGTATCCAGTGGCATATCGACCTCACAATAAAAAAGAGGGCCGAAGCCCTAAGTTAATTCTTCACTGAGGATCTCTTCAGTCTTTGGTTTTGGGCCGGGCTTTCTGGGTACGGATACCTTCTCCATCCACTTGCTGGAGAATTGAGACTCAGCAGAATGGATAATCTTACCCTTATCGTCCTTCACGGCTTTAAGCATGAACTCATCACCGGGATAACGGCGCTCTTGACCGTAGAACCCATAGAAGTTTTCGACCAGTGTGTCTTTAACACGTACTAACATAAATACCTCGAATAAGAAGGGGCCGAAGCCCCGGTTAGTTAAGTGATTAAATACCCAGAAGCATAATCATTTGGTGCGTCAATCATGCTCATAGGCGTCAACCAGGCATCACAGTCAATACTGTCACCAGTACCGAGTGTCACTACACGAATGCCAAGGAACTGCTCGGACTCAGACAGCGCAGTTGGAGGAATCGGGATGATAATCCGAAATCCCACAATCAATAAGTCAGAATCCTGAGCCGGGGCTGTAGGCGTGCTTTCAAACACCCTGCGGCCTACCAACTGTCGCCCTGTGGATTGTGCGGCATTACTGGCATACTCAACATCGAACTGATAATCTTCATCACCCGTGTTAACGACTGCCGCCGTAGTGACAGCAAACACCACTGCCATTGGCTCGCCATTACCAATTGATCGATCTAATGAAAGATCAATAACATTAGTTCCGACACCACCACCAGCCGCAAATGTTTGCGCGCTGGAGAACTGATTTTGTGCATCAATATACATAAATTTCCCCTTATACTACGCGAGCTTCGGCTTCTGTCAGTGCGTCAGTGACGCGAACAGGATGACCTAAGAACGTCATTGTGTGAATGGTCTTGCCGAATTGATCAAGCGCGGGCTCAATCGTTACAACTGAATTACTTTTATCCAGGGCTGCTATCCGCAAGTGTGATAGAACGGTTCGATTACAGTAGAAGCTCGTATTAACACCCGTGAGCCTCGGCAGACGATCAATAGATCGAGACATCATCTTAATGATTGCCGTTGCTGCAGTGGATGCCTGAGAGCCTGTCTGTCCAACAAGATCAGGGATATCGACGTTAGCAACACGTGTCGCAAAGCGCCAATCTTTAATCGCTAGCCCGGCTTTCCATGAGTAATCGTCCATCCATGCGCGGAATCGGAAGTTATTCGAATCGAACGCATCACCCAATCCTAAGTCTTCATGTTCCAGGCCTGCTTTAGAGCCTTTAGGGAAGACGCCAAACACTGAACGTGGTCCCCAGCCTACAAACCAGATAGAGCTGTTATTTGAGCCCGTACCACCCGCATCGAGAATGTTCTGGCCATTAGCTGCACCAAGATCATTATATCGGTTGGAAAAACCGACAAATTCTTCAGGGTTTGCAGCCGAACCATAAAATAGCGTGGATGCCATTTCCTGGCTCATGCCCTCCATGTGAGCGACGTTTTCATTGAATCGATATGAGTTGGTATTGCCGTTTAGAGAGGCTTCGTCCTTGTCGATCTGTGAGCGAGCCGTAAGCATACCGACCTGCTCAGTAATCTGCACGGATGTCGCTTTGCTGTTTGGCGTACCTTCGTTGAGTAATCGCCAGGTCGGGGCCGGATATCCCGTTCTGACGGATGTTTGTTCGCCCGTGGGTAGGTTGCCTTCCTTCCAGAGCATTTCAGTTAAAATTTCATTATCTTGTTCCAGTATCTCGATAATCTGTGCAGTGTTCCCATCTGGATCGACTTCTTTACCCCAATCCGCCATGGTTTTTAGTGTGGCACCTATTGTAGCCATATTTCACCTCGTTACCGGGCGTCTCACGACGAGCCCGAGGAAATTGATTAACCCTTAACGGCGTAGAACCTGTCACCATCGCTTCGGGTATCAGTTTTAGTTGATTTCTGTTGTGTTGGTTTTACTAGTTTCGGAGCTACCTTGACTTCCTTGGATTTAGTCGTTTTTTGCTTCAACTGACGATATTTTGCAGCTTCAAGAACGGCAATCATCACCTTGTGGTTCTGAACTTGGCCGAACTCATCAGGCGTAAAGCCTACCGACTGTGCATATTCACTAATAAGCTTAAAGTCATCATCCCGTTTAGGCGTAGCCTGACCTTTATCGTCTGACCACTCGGGATTTGAAGCTATAAACAATGAACGCTGCTCAGTAGCATGGGCTAGATTGGCGTCTCCAACAGCCTTATGGGCTGCTTCAGAGGCTTGCTTAATCTTTGCTCTCCGGTTATCTATCGTTTCCTTGGTCTTCTGGTACTCTTCATAATCTAGTTCGCGCAATTCCTCAAGATCAACGCTACCCTCTACCTCATCAAGCAAGGCAGTTAGCGCTGTTGTGTGCTCAGCTAGGGCCGAAGCCTTAGCCTCAAGATCACCAATACCTTCAGATACTTTCTTAGCTACCTCAGTTTTGACTTTCTCGGCTACACCTTGAGTCTTTAACGTATAATCGGATTGCCGTAAATATCCCTGCTTCCACTCTTGAATCTGCGTCTGGGTTACCTCTTCTCCACCAATTTCGTAAACAAGAGATCCCGCATCATCTTCGGCTTCGCTGGCGCTGACATCCAACTCTTCAGATTCAACAACTGTTTCCTCTGGGGCTTCTTCTACTACAGCGGTGATTTCCTCGGGGACTTCCGCCTTATCCGATTCAACACCGTAAAACTTATCACTAGGTTCCAAAATTGGATTATCTAGATTGTCTTGCATATAAACCTCACATTCCTATTGCTTTTTTAGCTGCTCTAAATGCTTTTTGCAACCGTGTTAGCTCATCTTCTGCTAATTTACCTGTGGTTAGTATACTCTCATAATATTTTTTTACACGTTGTAGCCCTCTCATCTCATGGTAAAGGGCTTCTCTTTCGGCAGATTGCTCGTCTTTTGTCTTGGAAAACTGGTTAAACAGGTGTAACTCAATCACATTCCATGCTTCTTTGTGTAAATATGAATTCAATATAAGATCAGCGTCACCTTTGCGCTTAATGCTGTTATCTAATTGCTCGCGCCTTTCTTTTTCACTCATACTAAGCCCCCTGGCACTTCTTCCCCACTATCAAGCTCAAGCTTCGTTAAGTCGGTTGCTGTCTTCATATTGGCTTGGCGTTTGCTCTCATCCAGTTTTTCAAACTCAAGCTTCATTTCTTCCCTGAACTCTTTCATATCCTTCAGCATATTAGCGGCATCTAGCTCTTGCTTGCCTTCAGCCTCTATTAATTTAGCGCGCCCTTTGATTTCTTCGGCCTCAGCCAACGGATTCTGTAGCTGCTGAACCATCTGTTGTAACTGCTCGACAGTATTGGTCAGTATCTCATTCCTAGCCTTGAGTAAATCATCTTCAACCTCTGGATTGTTAAAGAACTCATCCACCCGAGCCAACCCATTAACCTTAACTAATTTATCCAAGGTATTGAATATCTTAACCTCGTCAACCAGTGGTGAGCCTGCCGCCTTCATCTGCTGCTGAATCTGTAATATACCTGTCAATGTATTCGATTGTTTCTGCTGATCACCGGCACCCTCTGAGATCTCGGACTTAGCCTTATGATCAAACCGCCATTTTCTCGGATCAACAGTTAACTCCTTGCCTAACACCATGATTTCAGTAGATGAATCTTGAAAATGACTGACTAGCCAGGCCATACCGTCATAAAGCTTTTTATACCCTACCTCCGCTATTCCTCTGGCAACCAGCTCAATTTTAGCTGAGCCCTCATCCTGAACACCCACAAACCGGGTAGCTGTCTCTGAATTAAGCGCATCAGCATCCAATCCCTGCGAAGCCATCAATGTCCCTGTGGTCTGTGCGCGGGCAAAGTCCAAGTACTGAATAAATTGTAAGGATTCGCTAAGCACTGAGGGAACAACTAAAGGGAATGCATCTTGTGATGGGACACCGTCTGTTCTAATGATGCGCCCAGACCTTACCGTTAACATATCATCGACGTTGACATTATCATCGTTAACAATAATGCCGGGGTGATTAACTAATTCCGTATTATCAAAGGATTCCCGTAGTAACTTAGACTTCTGCAGCTGATTGGACTTTGTAACCTCAACACGACTACGCCCGATAGCAGAATGTGGCATGATAATTGACGAGATGATCGCGTAAGGTACGTGGTCAAAAGCCTCGTTAATAATAATCACCTCTTCAAAGCGTGATTTTAATACACGTCTGCGCTCTGCAATCCCGTCCTGGTCGTAGTCAACCTTTACATATAAATCTAATAGCTCGACATATTCAGCCGCCCATGCATCAGTAACCACGATGCTTGAATCACCACCCTCATCACTGAACCGCAAGGTGTTCATCTTTGAGGACTCAACAGTTTTAGAGCCTGCAGTGGGTATCTTGTTGATCTTAGTGACCGACACACCCATAGCCTTTAGCTCGCCACGCGTCTTGGTCATTATATCGCCGACTAAGCTGGCTTCGTCAACACTCTCCGAACCCCTTGTGATTAACAGGTTCCCAGTGTCAACGCCTTTGTAGGTTGCTCGATTGCCTGATCGTGTTGTAATTCGAAAGGTAATATCAAAAGTAGGCTCATCGCCCTCTTCAACCTCATTATCCTCTTCCTTAACTCTATCTATGCTCTTGACATCCTTGCTATCAAGGTCTTCCTCGGCCTGGGTTATCTCAAGCTCTGACAATCCACGCATCTTGACTTCTTTGGTCGTCTCGACATCTTCAATAAAATACTTAACCGCGCCGAACTTCTGGATTTCAGAGTCTTTCAGCCATCCTAACTGAGTTTGAAATGAGTGAGACTGCCCCCTGACTAACCAGTCAATATACTGTGTTTTATCTTCAGCTTCCTTGACATCGGCCTCAGATTTACTATTGGGCGCGAAGGTTATAACCGGGTTTGGCCCAAGGAATACCCTGGCTAGAGAGGGCATATCAGCTTCAACCACATCAGCGCAGTCGGTTGATACGACTTGAGATTGATCGGCTATCTCATTACCAAAGGGCCTGGCTAGATAATAAGACAGGTTCTCCTCATTCTCTGTGCCGAATGTACTATTGAACTGTATGGCGTCGGCTTCTCTATCTCGCAGCCTGTTACATAGCTCCTCATCGGTCATTGGCATTAAACTGTACCTGCTTTCGGGTAATTAATAGGCTGTCTTTTGCTTATTATAACTGAGAATGCACGGCCATCCGTCTTAAAGATATAACCTTCAGCCTCGACCTCAGCTCTTAATTGTTCCACGTGGAGCCCTGGCCCTATCTCATCTGAGCATTCGCCATCTTCATCAGCTGTGCGAAACATGTTGGCTAGGTTCATACTGAGCCTGTACTCGCGTATTGAATCGGCTTTCTAATCTTTTTTTGTGGCGGCATGTATTCTGACATCATCATACAATCCCACATACCAGGAGAATCAATCTTTAATAGCTTCATTTCCTGCTTGCTCATAATCTGTTGAAGTCCCGTATTGTTGGGCTTAATAGGGATTCTTGTAACCTCTGAGCGCAGTCTATCCATATCATCGACACCCTCAGAATCAATACTAATCATCTCTGATGGATCAATCCAGTCACCGCGCACCACACACTTGTAGGTATTATAGAACTTATCGGCTAAAGATATCGAATATTGTGCCCTATTGTTCTTGAACGTCTCGGAATAGGTTTTTGGCTTACCGTAATCACTATCACCTGCAGAGGGTAAATAGATATCATCTGCCCTGTCCTGACCGCTGCCAGACAATGAACCCTTGAACAGATGATACTTTGTTTTAGTGCCTGTGAATGCATTGGATAGCTGACGCTTTAAGCCTGTACCCATGCCGTCACCATCAACAATAAAGGAATCTGCATTATCTTCCTTCGCTAATCCAATAGCCCAATCACAGCCCTCATCAATTTCACCGATATCAGAACAGGTAATCCTTTTGAATATTGAATCATGCCGGGAGCAGTATCCTTTATTATCCCCGCCTGAATCTGATGGGTCATGCGCAGCCCTGATTGAGCCTTTAGGTTCAAAGAGCTTCTTTAATCTCTCCAGCTTATGTGCATCGACTGCAGCATCAAACCAGATGCCTTTAATGATTGAGCCTTCAACTTCGTCGAGATACCAGCCTAACCACTTATGGCCATACATAGCATCTGACAACTTATCTAAATCATCCAGCCTTTCTTGCTCTAATCCTGAAGCAATAAACCAGCTCTTAGGCATATCAGTGTAATTCATCTCGACAACCATGATTAGATCGTCTTCATAGTATCCACATCGTGATAGCTCAGTCTCTGCCCTGGCTAACCATTGTTGTGCAATAGCGCCAGTCCTTGCGCCTCTGTTCATTGTGATAATGATCTCAGGCATATCAATATCACTATCGGCCAATAGCTCATCAAGCTCTTCAATAGTTTCAATAGTCCTGCCATCCAACAACTTCTCAGTATCCTTGGCGTTTAACCGGACAGAGGCCGTTAAAGTTCTCAGCGTATTAATTGATATGTCTTCACCTTCCTCAATCCATAGCCCATCAATACCCGATAGCGTAGATTTTAAACTGGATATATTTCGTGCCAATCCTCGGTAGAATGCCCGCCCACCACTAGCGTGAGTGATTGAGTTTTTAGTCTCGCTGAACCCTTCCATTTCTAACCGGCTAATTTCATCCAACAATGTCCTGTGGACCGACTCTTCAATACTGTTCTGGTTCTCCCTGGCACAACACCACAACTCACCGACTGCCATTTTGGTATCGACATAATCAGCCACGCCAGTTGACTTTGTTGAGCCTCGGCCACCGACTATGATTTTTATGCGCTTGGGCTTGGTAAAGATAGGGTAGAGGTTTTTAACGTACTCGATCTTGATACGCCTCAAGAGCCAGCATCCACTGGGATAAACTCAAAGACTGAATCTGTTTGGATAGGGCCTCCGTCAGCGCCTGTAAGCTCTGTCGCCTGTTTGGGCCTGCCGTCTAATCTATCAATAATCATAGATGCTGATTGAGTATCGCCATCCTTAGCCTTAGTGATTTGTGCGTCCCATATCTCAACTAAAGCCTTGAACTTACTAACCTTCTCGCCCGCAGGCTCTTCGCCCTGACTAGCCAGCAGAGCGTGCTCCAGTGCGTTCCTTGCTACTAACGCGCTCCCTCCGTAGTTATTGCCTTTGGGTGCTGCCATGATACTTGGCTAACCTTTTGATAAATCTATATTAATATATTTCGATATAACCATTACATATCGCTAGCAATTAAAGAAATGCCCATAAATGTAGTCCCTTTCTCTAGTGCTCCGGTCATAGCCATTAGTGATGCCATATTTGATAGATTCATGCTAATAAAACCTCCCCTGAGCAAAATCTCTGAACCGAGATCCATGACATCCTGCCGACTTAGTTGAAACTGAGCAACAGAGGTGCCAAGCTGTGCGGCTGTGTACTGCTGAAAAATCAGAACATCATAGACATCCATTACTTATCCACCCTCCGGCAGGCCTTAGGCAATCCAGTTCTAATGGCTGTCATGCCTTGGAATTCTGTAGGTGTTTCGCCCTTTCCTGTCCTTATCCATATATCCTCAATCATGGCTGCGTGCCGCTGGGCAAAGCCAGTCTCGACGGACGAATCACCCCATTTAATAATATGAACGCTGGAGTTATCAAGGCGTTGCTCGTCGATGGATATTGCTTTAACGGCCTGTGGAGCGGCTGCCGTTATACCTAATAGAGCTAGGAATTTACGTCTGTTCATTGATGGCGCACTCCTTACGGTTGGTGCTAGTGTAAGATACCTGTCTCATTTTTGATAACAGATAGATTGTATTCGTTTAATATGATCATTATCAGAGAATAAGGCTCATCTTTGTCAACCTCTTTACCGTCAATCTTTTTGACCTTATCGCCAAGCTTATAGATTTCTGTATTATCAACCTTGACTTCTCTTTGGTTGTTAATGTCTCTCATGGTATTAATCCTATTGATATGTTTGGATTATACCATAAGTTTAACTTATGACTACCGCCGTCTTTAATCCTGATTAACTGTAACAGGGGTTAGTATGATGTCTAAATCAGGGGCTGTGGATCCAGTTAATACGAACTCAGACTCCTGGACCTTGCTTAAATAGGGGGCAGTCGTGTCCGCTCTAGCCACGCCCCCTCGCCCTTCTGTATTATGAATATAATGCGTGAGTGTACCGCCGCCGATATCACCTTGAATACTTACATTATATTCCCCATGCATTTCAAGAACCACTTCATCAGCACTGGTATTTGCGGTGAGTGTAGTTACCTGATCTCTATCGCTCATGATCTTTATCCTGTTAAATTAAATGTTAAGTTGCTTGTTAGGTCTCTCGTTAGGTCGCTGGTTAAGGCTACGCCCGATGCTATCTCTTCCAGCTCAACAAATATGATAATTGACTCTGTTAGTGATGTCGCCGCAACAGGGAAAGGATCAGGAGCTGGAGTCGATACGCCAGTGGTGTCTATAAATGCATTTGAGCCGCCACTACTACCCTTATAAACCCTTGCCGTTGCACCTGTCGCAGCTAACGCAACCACTGCAAACCCTGATGGAAACATGGCTGGGGTAAGGATAACCTCTGAGTCCGGGGTTTTAAAGTAAAAATCGACAGGCTCTACTGCCGTAAATTCAATATTGTCACCTGTAACAAAAATGCCGGGGAGATTAGTGATCACTCCGTCATGGTCATAGATATAGATTTCGTTGGTTTTTGTTGTAGTGTTGAGTGATTCACCGTATATCCCATATCGAACTATCCTATAGTTCCTATCGATGGCTAAAGGTGCAGAAGTGGCGAAATTAGTTGTTTGGATCGTACTCACGTTAACAGCGTTAGTTACTGCGTTTGTATTATCATTATTCCCAAGGATTGTAATAGCCATATTAAGAACCCTTTCTATTGCACTCGCTACCGTTTGCGCCCATACCACTTGACCCGTTCTTGATGGATGTATTTCGTTAGCAAGTGTAGCATCAGCAGCAAATAAAGTATTAACTTCCGTATTCACTGTACAAGCATTCCTTCTGCCCTCCAATGAAGATAGCAGGCCGTTCATGTAATCAACTTCGTCAACATCTTGGGGAATACTGCTGCCGTCGTAACGGGGTGTTATTAAATCCACAACTACTAAGCCACCGGCAGTAATTAATCGATCAATGTTAACCTCAAAATCAGCAAAGAAGCCATCCATCTGGGCATTAGAAAAGCCAGACACGCTGTTAGTACCTACATGCGTTATGTAGACTTCAGTAGTGGCTGATCCCTGACCAGGGAAGGGGAAAGGTGTACCAGCCGATCCTTGAGGTGCTAAGCAGGCATCAACACGCTCATCAAAGGGCTTTGCTCCACTATCACCTAACAAACCACCATCTTGGCCATAAAACCCCATCTGATCAGCCGCACCGTCTGGATAAATACCCTTTTCAATCAAGTCATTAGTGAGCTGCGCCACGTAGGCTGTGTTTTTCCATGAGGCCGAGGCCAGGTAACTGCTACTATCTTCCGTACCCTGATAACCTGTTAAGACTGGCGTATCATTTGCGCCGCCTAATTCCTGCTGTCCATAGGTCGCTATCCAGCTATCGCCCATATGAGAGAGCCTGACCTTGTTGACGGTATCGAATGAGAGTGGAGCGCCGATTAGCTGAACATTGCTAAATCGCTGTGAGATGTTGGGAAAGCCTGCTGTACCTAATCCGGATAAATTAAGTCCGGAATCAAAATCAGGCAAAGCAGAGAGGTCTTGGTCTATTAGCGGGTATCTATTAGCCCATACTTTGATGTTGCCAAAACTACCGATCGTGGGGTCAAAGCTAATATCCACTCTAACCTTTGTGGTGTATTCCTGATGCCGGGTTACATAACCGGTGAAGGTGGGTGTTCCATCATTAAGAATGGTCCAGTTAGTGTTGGTTAATTGCCGTGAAACCGCCGCCTCTTCAGTTCCATCGATTAAAAATAACGTTCGATTCTCGGCCTGACCGCCAATAGTGCCCGCAAATATGCCTTTCTCTACGTCAAAACTGACACTAAATCCATCATCCAGGCTGTGAGTGGTAGTAGCAAAAGTATTATCCCAGCTCAAAGTTGAGCCGTCAGTAATGGTTGTACCTATTCTTGCGCCTAATGCTGAGTCATAGTCCACATTACCTGAGGCATTCAGAGAGCCCTTATCACCTGACGAAGCAAGGGTGAAGGACTCTATGTAATTAGGAAAGGTCGTGTCACCAAAGGCGGGGAAGCCGGTCATCTTATTTAGACCTGTAGATTATTGTCATTAGTCAACCACGTTAATTAAGTTAGTAATCTCTGCGCCAATGCCAGAAAATAAGGCAATTACCCACGTCCACCATGATTTTACTATCTTTATGGCTATTTTGCTAACAGTCGAATTAATGCGAAATCTCCGTTTCAAGCGATAGCCTTGCTCATCGTCGATAACGCCACGCTTTTTGGCATCATCGACGATAGCTTCAAAGGCCACACCTGTCTTATCCAGATCATCGTTCACGCTTCCGCCCTGATATGAAAAACTCAATAGGCTCCCTTGCTGCTGTGCCCATTAGCTTTGCGAGGTAAAATTCACCGTTTAACTTGCCAAAGTGGATATGCTCACCGCTTCCGTCTTCCCTAGACTGAGAAAATATGGGATAGCCTGTCCAGTCGTCGCTACCGTCCCACTTCTTGCCTCTCTGCTGCTTTGCTCCTTCAATGGATATAAGGTGAGTCTTAGACAGAACGTGGCCTGTACGGTCCTCTACGGCTTGGATGTCCTCTTTATCGCTCATGCCACGTATTATATACCCTTTGGGAGTTAAGGGTAATTAGTGGCTAGGACAGATAACTTAAGGACGATAAAATAAATGATTTTGGCTCTACCTCTAAATGTTCGGCCAATTGCTCTTTAAACACGACATAATCAGCGTTTGTTTTAATCTTCTTTTTTAGCATCATTGTACCGCTGTAATACTCGGTGCCAGTTTCAACAAGACTCAATGCGCAATAGTGGTATAAGTGCATATCGCTTTCTCCTTATAGGGAAGGTTATGGGTTAAAATTCTATGAGCGTGAGCTGATCAAATACTTCTTTTGGTGATATATTTTTTTCATACTGCTCATTTAGCCAGCCATTCGACAGCTCATTCCATGCGCAACCGTCAGGAAGGTAGCCAAGTAACTCGCGCCACCATACCTCGTCCACATCACGCGCTACCCTCTCAGGCGGTTTTGATTTATTCCTTCGTCTTATAACTGCCATTCTCTTATCCTCTTAGTAGTGTGGGTTATGCAGCCATATAATTATCAGGCAGAATAATTCTACAAACCGTTCTTTCCTGATCGGCTTCAGTCGGTAGTGATTCATGGATCATTGTGACATTGCCGAAATAGGCATGGCTGGGCTTCATAATTAGCTCATCAGTGGCTGATAAGTCTAAATGGCTACAATCACCGCCCTTTGCTGGATTGCCCTCTACAGTGCCAGAATAAGCCTTACATCCGGTATGAGTGGAGGCTAGCAATATGCCGCCAGTTAAATCATCAGGCATTCTATACTCCATTATCTTAAAGCCGGGAGGGCCCGGATTACCAAAGCCTGTAGGGCCATAATTACCATCGATATGAGCACCGCCGCGCCTATGTGTGCTTCCAGCTTGAACCTCTCCCTGATCAGCCATAAAATACATAATGCCATCAACATCGATACCATCAAGCATATCCTGTGCTGTGTTATTCCATCGGGAATATTGATCCTGCAATCCAGACTCTTTAGTAAACGGAATCATGTAAACCCGCTCTTTGGTGAATTTTGGGAAAACAACCTTGCTACCTTGCTTTACGATACTTTTCATTTCTCACTCTCCAGTATTAATGTTTAATGTCTGTGCCTTATAGGTTGTTAATGGGTTAAGGGTCCACACCAAGCACCTTAATAGCTTTTTTGGTTTCTTCGACCGCCTCTGTAAGCATCATATTCCAGCTAAGCAAACCCTCTTCAGGGGCCTCTAAAAGCGCCTTAACCTTGGTTACTGCATCTAGTAAATTCTTGAATTCGTCGCTCATCGTCTATTCTCCATTCTGATTAAAGGGGTTGTCTATGTAGTGCTACATTTTTACGTGCGCAAAGCTGCTTAATGTTAGCCCTTCAGCCTTATTATCATCACAAAACTGGGTTATCCCATATTTGTCGTCTGTTAGTAGGTTGTAGGCGCAAGCGAGACTATGGTTTTCTATACGAATATCCTCTACACAGTTTTGTTTCTGAAACATTGATCGGATATAAGCCTTAATTTCCACCAGAGAAAACTCACATCTATTCTCTTCGGGGTATCCGCAGGTTTCGCAGTATTTTTCAGAGCCTCTAGGCTCGACCAGCACGCTTTCACATTGTGGGCACTTCATGAATCAATCCTCTTGTAAAGTTTAGGGTATTTATCGTGCATTTTCTTGCTACTCCAGTCGTGAAATTTAACAGCCCAATCGGCATCGAAGCTAAAAAATAATAAAGGATGAGCTATACAGTTATGTACGAACCTCCACATTGTCTAACCCTCTTTAATTAATGTGTTTATACCTGCCTTATGGATCACCAGACCTGACGCGGAGGAACTACCGTCTCATTACCGTCATATTCGTCAATTTCAAACTCGGCACCGTCCGGTATTTCCTTGATCATTAAGTTGGCGTGCACCCCGCTTGAGGCATCCCCAAGACTCTCTATAACTGCTATTAAATCTGGATCACTCCTATTTTCTGACCCATACCAAGACTCATAAAAAGCACTTCCCTCTGGAATTTTAGTTATCCTATCCCCCAAATCCTCAATTGCTGCTGATAAGGAAAATATACTACGCCCCCTCTCTGACAAAGCACTGACGTCGGCAACCTTCACATAGCTCTCATATGGATAATCGCCAACGCCTTCATACCAAGTTAGAGTTATTCCTTTTTTCTTTCTGTACTCGGTCTCAGCTAGAGGACTCAAACTAAACCCGCCAAAACAACCGTTGAATGCAACCTTCATTTCTATTATCCTCTGGTTAAATCGTTTACTTCCGCCTTATTCCTTGTACTGCCGATATACTTATTATCCTTAAATACGTTGTAAATAGGTTCCTTGCTGTGAGGTCTTTAATAATTTAGCCTTCATGCGCACATTGATTGTGGTGAGCACATTGCCCAGAGCAGTAATCCACCATTTCTGTTTTCACAAAGGCCTTCCCCCAATTATCCCTGCTTTGATATATCAGCTTGCTTGTTACTTTTCCGGAATTATCAATAGCTTTTCGGCAATACCCGCAATTAAACTGCCCATCCTTTGCAATATAAACCTTGTTATATTCTTCTATCTGATCCTCAAGCTCGACTTTTAAAGCTGGCAAATCAGTTGAGTAATTGCCGGTATTGTATTCATCTATGCTATCTGACCAGCTTGTGCTAAAGCTTCCACCAGATGACTTAAATCCTATCCTAACCATATTAATATCCATCTCTTCTGACATGAACTTATCGTGTACCTCTCTTATTTTTTCAACCGCTTTTGTAGATGGCCTTTTGTTATACTCGGGAATCCCCAGTAGGATTTTGTCGAAGTACCTAACGCCAGTACACTCAACACTTTCTATTTTTCTGTGTGATATCCTGTACATCTTGTCAGGAATATTAAGATCAAGAGATAAAATATAACTATCAATCCTTTGCTGCATAAAATCCTTGAGGCTCTCAAATTTGTATAAGTTTGTCATCCTAATCTCCAATAATTAAAGTTAATTGTCCTATAGAGCGTTTGGCAGGGATGCTACAAGCCCTATGCCAATACTCTGTGAGTATATATTCACGTGATGGGCGTTGCTGGGACAGTTGCTTTTGCCCACATGCCGCCCATATCTTTAACCCATTGAGCTACCGTCCATCCGTGCTGACCCAAAGAGGCAAAGTGCTCGCCATTACTTCCTGAGTACATTATTTCAACATGGACGGGCGCAGCATCCTCATCACCATTCCACCACCACCAAAGATGTTCTTCGCTGGGGAGGTCGGCAGTAAACTTAGGATTAGCTGCGAGGGCTTTCCAGTGATCTATGTCCGCATCGGCTCTACAACCGAGCAAGATTAAGTGCCGGTTGTCTCCCAGCGCTTCGGTTATATCTTTTTCATAATCATTACTCATATCTCTAATGCTCCCAGTAGGTACATAAAATCGGCCTAGAAGTAGTTCCCAGCCCGAGACTGATCTTTAAACCCTGCTAAGCCTTCGGATGGCTTAGCAAAAGCAGGCCTGCCGTCGATCGATCTTTCATTGATAACACCCTCCCGAACGTGCTTTCTTAAATGTGCAATCATTGCAAACCCATTAGCGGTTATTCTCTGCCCACAAATGCTGCAAGGTCTTTTTGTGTAGGTGAATTTCCTATCCATAATCTAACTCCGAAAGTTGTTTAAATATAAGTTACCGGAACTATCTCATCATCCCAGCGCTCTCCGTTTAAATACGTTGTCGGGTGCATTTCTGCAAATCCCAGTTGATGCGTGCTTCCATTCAATCTCACTCAACTTTTTCAACTTTCAGCCTGTCGCTAAACCTATTCGACCTATCTTGGCTCTCAAAAATATCCTTCGTTTCAGGAATGTTTTTATACTCTGGCGCTGAGGGTTGATGGCTGGTGCTCAGCGTCAGTCGCGGGGCGTATGTCATTACACTATTCCAGCAAATAACAACGAGAATTACCGAGGTAAAAAAACGGATAACAACATCTTTCCACGCTTGAATTTCTTCTGGCAGCAACGCCCACACCCTTTCGGGTATGAGCCAGCATGTAATCCAGAAAGCAGAGGCGCTAAATAGGCCAATAACTAATCCGAATAATAGATTCATTACTTAAACTCCCTTCCTATTAACTTGGCCAGAACGGCATTATCATTAATGTTGCTAAACCCAGATGAATCAGCCGGAACAATAACCACGTTATTTGATTTCGCTAAGGCGGTATAAATTCTTTCAGCTGTCTCAAGCTTTCTGTAAGCCAGCAACTGGGGGGTGATGGATTTCGCAGCTATTCGATTCTGCTCTGCGATTGACTCCGCTTCCTCTCGCTTAACCAGACGATCCTTCTTGGCTATTTCCAGCGCCCTCTCAGCCTTCACTAGATCAATCTGTGCCTCTGCCTCAGCTTTTTGAATATCAATCTCACGCTCTTTAGCGGATTCTTGAGCTTTAACAATAACCGCTGGCGGCTGAATGTTAGCAAGCTCAAAACGACTGATCGAAATTGGCGTATTGGTTGCCGCCAGTTTTGCAGCAATAGCGGCGTGAATATTCTGGCCGATTACCTCTCTTTGAGCCAAGACCTCGCTAATAGAATATTTAGTTATTTCGCTGCGGACAATTCCTCTAACGGCCTGCTGACCATAAGTAGCATAAACAGATTTAGCTGTAATAGCTGATAGCGAATTCCCCATCTCCTGCGCCACGACCTTACTGTAAATCGAGTCAACAGATTTTTTGGAGGTGGGTATAGAGTACGTCCCCCTAATGTCAACGGTAATGTTCAGCTTATCCTTCGGCATAAAGACCGTTAACAGCTCGACAAGCTTATTATCGCTAGCCTCAAGCAATACCAGGCGATCACAATATGACAAGCAGGCAGGAAGCCTGAACTTACTAGGCGGGACCGTTTCGGGCGCAAAGCCGTTCTTAGTTAAAATCTTCCCGACATTAGCCGGAGGAACCTCGACCTTTGTACCGCAACCCACCAAAACCATTAACACTGAAATTACTGCAATTAATTTAATCTTCATTCTAATCTCCAGATAATAAAAAAGCTCTGACCCCTATCCCTTGTGGTTGTGACCGAAGCAGTCAAAAAAGGATAAAGATCAGAGCTTGTTTAGCTTCGTTAAGGGACAACCACGACCCAGTAATAATAATAGTCATTTTATTTAATTATGCAAGCATTTCCTGTATAATTTTACTCTAACTTATTGAAAAACATAGCAAACATAAAGAGCGTTTGTGCAGGGACGCTACATAGCCCATGCCAATACTCTTTGCTTTACAGATATTATTAACGGTATGCAGCATCTTATTTACATTCCTTGTAGGGAGATCAACCCAAGCCCTGCACTTACACTGCTTTATCCGCGCTCTAACGTTATTAATAATATAGGTGTTTCCTAATGGTCTTGGATAACAGTTGCTTTTTCGCCAGTGTCAATTGTTACTGCGTCTAATGGACTGGGAGATGTTATTGGAGGGTGATAGTGGAATCGAACCACTGAGCATCGATGTTGCAGATCGCGGCCTTACCATTCAGCCAATCACCCTGTTTGGTGCACTCGATTGGTAACGCTCCAATCTCTTGTGTTTTTCAGACACACGCTAATCTGTCTCAGCTACAAGTGCACAATAACAACTCGATTAAAACGGTTTTAGGGTATAATGTGAAATGTAAATCTATACTCTAAAGTTGCTTTTAATCCGCCTAAGTTCTTTTGTAATTCGGATGCTGGGAGAGGTGAACTTTAGGGAAACCTCTTTCTTGGGTACGATGACTTGCACCCAGCACAACCAATATAGCAAATACTCTTTCTATTGTCCAACAATGTCTTATATGGACTGATGCTTAATGGCTGCTATCTGAATAATCACCTTTGTATCCGCATTCTGAACACACGCCATCACCATAAAACCAGTGGCAAGTTCCCCATTCATCCGGGCCGCTACCAGAATCAGTTATTGTGACAATAAACTGCTCCTCTTTGCACTCTGGACAAAACACAGTAACTTTATCGCTCGCCATCTTTCTTTCCTTATATGGACTGGGAGTTGCTATTGAAGAGAGTGCTGGCCTCGGGACTCAAACCCGCTTGTTTAAAGTATGTGACTCACCAGCAAGGCTTCTATCTTGACCGCAGAAACGGGATGAAATAGCTTACCTTCTTTACTCTCATCAATAACAACTCGGTAGGCGTACTTAAAGATAGAATCTGTACAGGGTTAATAACTGCCCCTGAAGGTAGCGAGCGATCAAGTTAGCTTTTAACTAACAATTACAACCCCTGTACAGACTCAGGAAGGCTAAAGGAGGGATTGTGTCTGCTGGCGAATATTTAGTTAAGGAGCTTTTAGTCTTTAATTGACCGCCCCGAAATCAAACCAACAGACACAAAAAAGGCCAATAAATTCAGACCCTAGAGATTGGGGTGGAATAGAGAAGTAGGAATATTAACCTTGCCTCTCTAAAACCTGAACTTATTGACCCTTTCTCTATTCCTGTTCAGCGTTCCTACACGCCTACAAGCACTAATATAGACTTATACAGTCCAATGCACAAGGTATTTGTGTGTTATCGGGGCTTATCCGCCTTATTGGGGTTTAAAGGGGCTTATTGTCAAATAAATAATCTACAGCTAATCCCACATGTGGCTTTATCCGTGAATATTTACACTTAGTTTGGTATAATAAGGGTTAATTGGGAGATAATTATGGAAGAGCATTTTCGAGCGCTTGAAAGAACTTGCGAATCTCAGGGGAGGGAGATAGCGCGGTTAAATAAGTTAGTGAAGTGGCAAACCAAAAACTTCAGGCATGTTATTAAATGGCGCGATACTGCAATGAACGCTTTACGTGATATCCGCGACGGTAAAGATAATCCTAGCTACCTATCAAGGGAAGTAGTTGGCGAAACTCAATGCAGGGGAGTGGGTAATGGAATCAAACCTTGATTAAACCCCCTTATTCAACCCTATGGTAAATAAATATGAGTATTGCAGAAAGGCGACATCACCGAGAACGCTTAAAGCATAACCGGCGCCGACATTGGGGAAGGGATTTAATCAATGAGTCTGAATGTCTATCAAAGGCCGTAAACACACCAACACCATGCTCTTGTCCAGCCTGTGGTAATCAGCGGAAAGTATCAGGATTGAGCGTTCAAGAGCGTAAATGGCTGGATGGTTTATGCCCTGTTTAGCCCTTATTCAACTAGGAGAATATAATGATTCGTAAGAGATATCTTACTGTTAAAGTATGGATTATTAATAAGCTGAGATGCATAAGGATTATACCGGATGTTTGGTATCAAAGTGAAATTGATCTAGCAGGCATCCGCGCTAAAGAGATAATGAAGGTGCTAGGAATTGAAGAGGCTAAAGGCTTATGAAATACCCTGATTATGTATGGAACAGATTACTTTACCGGATGGGCCAGAGAGCAATGAAATACACATCATGCAAGCATCGGTGTCGAGAGGGATGGGAAGGGTTTTAATCCACCACGTGCAAAGAAGGGGAAGCCTTGCTATCAGCAATCAAGCACAATTCATCAAAAAATGTAGTTGCCAGTTGTCGCTCAACCATACCGCCCATGCCTTTTGCATGAGCAAGAATATCCTTAAACGTTGCATCTGGATCGATCTCCACCCTTAAGTAATCCTGCATATGCTCTTTAGTTCTGTTTATTTCCATCTCTATTCCCCTATCCTATTAATGATCAATCAATAGTGCTCTGATAACTGACAGCCATACCGACAAGCGCAGCAAATAAGGGAAGATTACGCCTCTTCTTACGCCGAACAGGTCTTTTAGCCTCTTCTATGACTTCCAGTTTGCGGGCCTCATATCGGGCATTGTGAGCCTCTACGGCTGCTTTCTTTTGTGCTTTCATTTTCATTTCCTTTATTGTGGAGGGTTAAAAGCAGGTATCGCATGTGCAGTGAGCTTTATTTCCGCCACTGGCAATTGACCCTGATTCACAGCTGCTTGACCCATTGTGACCGGGACCAAAACCGATATTACAAAGAGGGCAGTATTTACTTGCAAATTCTGAATCCGGGTAATGCTTTCTTGTCATTCCAATCAACTCCCTAGCAACTTCATCCAAGGTGTTTAGCGCCTCTGACGACTCCTTAAATCCGTTCGCGGGATCGCCAAGTCTTACGATATAACCACGATCCCAAAACGTTGATAGATCAAAGTTAATCTCACTCTTATATAAATCTTCTAATACTTGCGCTAAGTCCATACCTTCTACCCCTTATATTATAATCAATTCGATTTAGATAGCGCATCAAGAGCCACGCACCCTGACTTTCCGGTAATCCATGCGACATCAGCGCCAAAATTATTAGGCCCTGGCTGGATAGCCTTAATTATATGTTGCGTGCTAGTGATTGGGCCTTGCGGATTGATAATAGAGTGATAATTAACTACATCACCGCACTTAAAACCTTTTATTGCTTCCATTTCCTTTAACCTCTTAGTGGTGGTAGATGTTATAATTAATCTTCTGCTTCAACGTGCGTAGTTTCTTGTTTACACGATGGGCACTCATAGCAGTCAGCGTTAGCAGTTGAGCGAATGTAAGCCACAAATATATCGAAATCCTCATAGCCGCAAGAAGTGCAATAAACATAGTCAGCATTCATCTTATTTTACCTCTTTGTAAGGGCCTTTGCAGACCTATAGTAGTGATAGTTGATTAAACCCCGGCACCGCCATCCAGGTGCATGCCAGGAGTAAAGAGGGACATGCCGTGCTCTTCGACATCATCAAAAAAATTCGTCGATTCATCCATCGTGTCGACCGAGCCAGAAGGCCAGATGCAGAAAGTCCCATCATATACGCCACCAGAAAGGCCAAGCTTGCCCGCTTTTTTTAATGCTCTCTCAATGGATTTTGCTGCTTTTATTTGATCTTCGTTCATATCATCCACTCCAGGCTATACGCCACAATCATTCCTAAGCCCCATAGAGCAATAAACAGAATTAATGTACCCCAGCCTTCTAATTCATTGTATTTAGCCCGTACAGCGTCCCAGTTAGCCATTAATAAGGCTTTATGCTTGTTAATCCATCCGAAGCTTAAGAGAGTGCCGATTAATAGCCAGATAAGGTTTGCTGTGGTTATCATTTTGGGACCTCTGGGAGCGGTTGCCATTTAGTTATAAAGTCTGCGTGATTGCCGGACTCATCTAAAACGACCCACCTGCCTTTTCTCCTACAAGCCATATGGACGCCATTCATCTGCGTAGGCGGGCAGACAGCGACAAGAACTACATCATTGTCATATTGGGGAAGATCAGCCTCAACGCTCACCCATTGCGATTTGGATAGCTGGGCCTCAAGGTCTTTGATTCTAATATTCTTTTCTTTACAGGCATCCATATAGCGAAGCAATTCTGAATTAACATTATCATCTTGCCGGCCAATTGCAGACATATCCTCTTTACTGTCCTGATTACCCAAGTTATCACTCATCTTTTATACCCTTGCTGCTGGCCAATAGTGTATCTGCGATATGGGAAGCCATTTCCTCTATTGACTCACTGCTTACGTCGCCCGCCAAATTTAGAATATTTACCGCAGTGTTTACAGCCATGTTAAAATCATCATCAGGTACGAGCGTCATCCCTTCTAAGGCTTCATTGACAATGGCCTTAACATCGCTCAATTTAATCATTGGGCCTGTCGATAGTTTGTTCCACTCTGCATATGGAAGTACTTTTGCTTCCAGCTTATCTAGTAATGGGTTATTCATGGGCAGGCTCCATTGTGTAATTGTGTATAAGGGCTAATCATCAAGGTTTTGTTTGATGCGAGACAAGCACTCAATAAGCCAATTGAGCTTAGTTATTGGAATTACAAGATCGTCAACATGTTCAATCTTGACAAATCCTTGAATTTTTTTGTCGTGAAGATACGGTTCATTAATATAGGCAACTTCAAATTCAACATCGCTACCATCTGAGTACATTTTTCGATAAGTTAATCTGTCCGCTTTCATTTATCTAATGCTCCTATACTTAAGATTAGTGGCCTTGATGCGGTTACCTGACTCGACCGGTAGTAGCAAGCCTGATGCGGTCGCATGTTTTAGTAAAGCCAGTGCTACCGACTGTTTCTTTTATGATATATGGAGGGTATCCACCGTGTGAGCCAATAAGGTCGCCCATAATATCTTGCATTCTTTTAACATGCTCGGGACTATGGTAGTACTTAGGCATTACTTAACCCTCACATAGCTAACCTTACCTTCTACTCGCTCATGCCCTGTAGCCTCAAGCATAAGCCTATTAGGACTGCGCTCATTTTGCAGTACTAGCGATACAGTTGTAGGGCTGCACGAAAAAGACTGAGCGGCTTCGAAATAACTGTCGAAATTCCTAATAATAAATCTTTTAAGCAGCTTGCTGTATTTATCTTGCGTCATAGTATTTCCTCTTTTGTTAGTGTGTAATTTACACCATCTGAAAATAATTGCAAGAATTAATTTGACTTATGATTACATGAGGTGTAAATTAACTTACATCAACTACCAACACACAACTGAAAGGATAAAGATTATGAGCGAGTCAGGAAAATTTTACGCAATCATTAATTTTATATTTGTAGCAGGATTTGTAGCGCTTGTATGGGTCTGCACTGATTACTGGAAGGATCACAACACAAAAATTGTCCAGATGATCAATGACGGCGTTGACCCTGTTGCGGCAATGTGCGCCATGCAAGATGATTACGGCAACCACCCAACATGTATAGTTCTTGCGGCAAAAAACAACTAAACCCCATCTCAGGTCTCAACCATTAGCCCATTAATTTGGGCCGTTTGGGTAGAGGCACTTAACAAAGGAAGGACAAATGAAAAAATTCACAAAAGAAGAGCTAAATTCAATCGTTGAGCTTCATGGCAAATGGTTGCGAGACGAGGAGGGAGGGACTAGGGCCAACTTGCGCTATGCCGACTTGCGCTCTGCCAACTTGCGCTCTGCCAACTTGCGCTCTGCCGACTTGCGCTCTGCCGACTTGAGCTATGCCGACTTGCGCTCTGCCGACTTGCGCTCTGCCAACTTGAGCTATGCCGACTTGCGCTCTGCCGACTTGCGCTCTGCCAACTTGCGCTCTGCCGACTTGCGCTCTGCCAACTTGCGCTCTGCCAACTTGCGCTCTGCCGACTTGAGCTATGCCGACTTGCGCTCTGCCGACTTGCGCTCTGCCAACTTGAGCTATGCCGACTTGCGCTCTGCCGACTTGCGC